TATAAATACAAGGAGGTTATCTTATGAAAAAGATAACGCAACTAAACCTTGGTACTTGGTTCAAAGTACCCAACCCCGGTTTACGGGCTTATCTCAGCCACACCGATCAAGGTAGTGACGAGATCATTAGGACTCCCTTTTGGGACGGCGAAGATCCTCAGAAGGTTGTAGAACGTTGGAGCGATCTGCTTCTTAGCTACCACGTGGATAGTAAGATGCCCGGTCTAGAAGCATTTGAGCTCGAGATGCGTTCTAAGATTGGCCCTCTGTCTGTTCAGTTGCCCCTGTCGGATCGGATAGACAGTATTGAACAGTACTATACGGCAATAACCAAGCTGCGAAGGCCCATCGATGAAAGGGCAATTGAAGCGATGGCGCAAACTCTACGCCCTGTGAGAGGAATTAGGCTGCGGTCCCAGCAGCACACAGTGGAGCAAATGCGCAAGTCAACCAATAGTGGAGCACCGTACTTTACTAGAAGAAGACTTGTTGTAGAGAAGACCATTCCTTGCGTCTGCACACAAGATGGTGATGAAACTCGAATTTGGTTGGCGAAAGGTACCAACGATTCCGAAGTTCTTCCAACTTGTGCAGTTTTGGGATGGCGAGGTCAAGAAGGCGGACCTGAGAAGGATGATGTTAAGCAGCGCGTAGTATTTATGTTTCCCTTCTCTGTAAATGTGAACGAACTCCAGTTCTATCAGCCTGCCATTGAGGCGTGGCAAAAGTGCCACATTAATTCCGCTTATGAATCAATGAGAGCGGTGGAAGTTAAGTTGACTAATCTGTTCAACACTAAAGGCGACAATTATGTAGTTGTGACAGATTTCTCCAAGTTCGACCAACACTTCAACAGTGTATTACAGGATGCAGCGCGCAAATTAATTGAATTCCAATTGGGACATGAGTCAGGGTGGAACCAAGAAACCTATAATTGGTTGACTGATGTATTCCCAATTAAATTCAGAATACCCCTGCTTTGCAGCTCAAACCTTATGTATACAGGTGAGCATGGGATGGGATCTGGATCCGGTGGCACTAACTTCGACGAATGTTGCGCGCATGGCGCGATGCAGCACGAGGTTGCTATCCTTCAGGGTAAGACGCTAAACCCTTATAGCAACGCTTACGGTGACGACGGCTACCTATCTTACGAAGGGATAGATGTCGACGATGTAATATCAACTTACATGTCGCACGGAATGGAGATGAATCCATCCAAACAGTGGGTTGATAAACATTCGGCAGTATACCTGCGTCGGTACTTTCACGACTCCTATCGTGATAGTCAAGGTATAATGTTGGGGGTATACTCGACTTTCCGCGCTTTGGGAAGGTTGCTATACCAAGAGCGATATTACGACCCCGAGATATGGTCGGGTGAGATGGTCACACTCAGAGCTTTATCCATTCTCGAAAACTGCAAGAATAGCCCAATTTTTCATGAGTTTGTGCAGTTCGTAATCAAGGGAGATAAGTATCGTTTAGGGTTGGCGATACCAGGTTTTCTTGATAGTCTGACCACCAAGGTCAAGAAAGCTAACGAGATAATCCCAGATTTCCTTGGATATACCAAGACGTTGCAGAAGGACGATGCAAGTGGTATCCAAAATTGGGAAGTAGTTAAATACTTGAAATCCTTAGCGTAAATTCGTGATGGTGCAGCA